CATTGTGCCCAGGGCCATCAGCACCAGGTGCATCTTGTGCGCCATCTCGGCCCGATAGTCAGGGCCATAGTTGGGGTCTTCCAGGTCTCGCAGATTTTCCATCAGCTCAGGGTTCAGCCACTTTCGCTCAGCGTCCTGGTAGATTTGCAGGGACACTGAGGTAATGATGTCTTCCAGCCGATAGCCGGTCTGGCGGCCGACCCGATTGCGGATTGGCGCCGGCCAGGACTCGACCACCAAGCGAACGCCGTTGGCGGTCTTATGTACGCGGGACACGGTGGGGAATTCAACGTGTTTCATTTTGCGCCCCCTTGCAGTTCGGCCGAGGCCTTAACCTCGTCACCCATCTTCGACGCCACATAGCATCGCATCGCTGCGATCAGAGGCGTGGGACCAATACTTTCCTTGCCGCCAACATGGGCGTTCCACTCACTGCCGCCGTACAAGTACAAGGAAATCCCCTCGCGCTCAATGATTGGGCCCGCAGCTAACCAATCAGTGCTGTAGGGCAGCCCTGTACCGCCCGCTTTGCATGGTTCATCACCTTCGCACCTTGCCACCAGATAGTCAATCTGGCGAGGCGTAGCTTCACTTAATCTAATCTTCATGATCTTTCTACCTTTCTATGGTTACCTGGTCATCCAGGCAGGGGCACTATAGCATAGTGTTTTTGCTACTGTCAACCCAGCATCGCGGCGCGCAGCTCGGCCCAGGATATCCCCGTCCAGGGCCAGCGCGCCATAGGCGGCGTGTCGATCCCCATGCGCACCAGGTCCAGGGCCTGCTCTCCCGCGAACAGCAGAAGCTCCGACTTGTGGGCATGGGCAGTACCAGGCGGGAAATACTGGACCAGGATGTAGGTCGGGCAACGCAGGTCTGCGTGCTTGACATGGAAGGCTACCTGGTGCGGCGATAGGGCAATCTTGCGCCCACGCTTGACCACCTTGAGCTCGACCATCACGAACTCCCCGTGCGGGAAGGCGACCAGACAGTCCGGGATGCCCAGGTTGACCCGGGATTCAATCCGGGTGAAATGGCAATTTGGGACGTTGTCTTTCAGGCGCTTGTACAGGTTCGCTTCTGGTTTCGTTGCCATCGTCTTTTTCCTCTTCAGGCTCTTCCTCGATCTGCCTGGGCGTCACGTCCACAATGGGCCCGGCCTGGCCGCCGTACAGGCGCTTGATCTCGTCAAGCTTGCGCATGACCTCTTCCTTGGACATGCTGTCAATCGTCCCGTGCCTGATTTCCTTGCGGTCGATGTAGATCGTGCCCAGGGCCTGGCCGCGGCGATACTCTGCCTGGACGGCAGCGCCGTATGCGCCTGCAGCCAACGCCTGGTCGCGGATGACCTGGAGGTCACGCATGTGCCGCTCGAAGGTGGTGGCGTACTTTTCGCCCAGCTCCCGGCGGCGTTCCTGGATGGCTGCCACGATGTGGGGGCTTTTGTCAGGGTCGGTCAGCTCCCGGGCCCGGTTCTTCGCCCAGATTTCGCTGTACCCAGCGCGGATCGCGGCTTCCTTAAGGGTCACGTGTCCATCGCCAGCCACGAATTCCTCGACGAACTTCCACTCCTGCGGGGTCAGCACCCGGGGCTTGTGGGGCTTGACCGGCGCGGTGATCCGGTCCTCGACCCGCTGGTCCACCCCACCAAGGCTTTTGCCAGCCAAGAACTTTTCATCCTTGTACGTCCGCATCAGGTGACCCTCCACAACCGCCAGCCCTCACCATACTTGCGAATGGTGAACCGTACCCCAGGATGCCGCTTGGCGTACATGTAGGCCGCGCTGCGCAAATTCTTGATCCAGTCCGCGTCCAGCACCAGGAAGCTGTCGCCCACCGCCATGTCAGGGAAGGGGTAGACCTGCCGTTGGCGGTCGTCAGGCAGGGGGACGTGTCTCTCGATTCTCATAGGCCGATTGTGCAACATTTCCACAGGGTAACGCAACAGCCCGGCCAGGGTTCCTCACGTTTTCGTGACTTTAGATATCTTTTTCTCAACATTGGTTTCATTTATAAGCAGCAAAAAAAGTCGCGCGCGCATTTTATGTGAATTACACCATTACACTTGTAGAACACACTGTAATCATCTCTAACCTATTGATTCTATTCATCTATTACATCATTACATCACTTCTTCATTTTTATACTGCTTATGAACGAAACCAATGTTGAAAAAAAGGTATCCTGGCGCTCAAAAAGCGTAAGCCCCTTGCTCCGCCCCTTTTTCCCCCGTAGAATGCGCAAAGCCCAGGTGCTGCAAACACCTGGGCTCCACTTCCCACTGCATCGTTGGAGGAGAACGACACCATGAGCAAGCCTGATCCTAACACGCTCGCCTACATGCGCGAGATGCTTGAGTACCATGACGTTGGCAATGGCGCCTTGATTTGGCGTTATGGGCGACTGCGCGGTGAGGTCGCGGGCACTGAGACCAAGAAGGACAAGCCTGAGTTGCGCATTCGCTTTGACGGTGCTTCGTACCTGGCGGCCAAGGTCGCGTGGTTCTTGTGCATGGGTTATTGGACCGAGAACCGCCTGAAGTTCCTCAACGGCGACCGCACTGACATCCGGATGGAGAATCTGGAGGAGACGGACCGCAAGGACGGCCCGGGCCGCTGATCTCGCGCTACTGCAGCTCCCCCGGCTCGCACCATTCCCCAGTCATCAGGCGGGCGGCCACTGACATGGGGAGGGTGTCTGCCACTTCGATGGCGGTGATGGCCTTGTCGCCGATGTCGGGCCCGATGAAGGCGTACTTGGTGTTGCCGGCGGTGATGATGAGCACTTGGACCGTGGGCCGTGGCACGAGGCCCGCGATGAGCCCCTCGAACGCCGGGGTCACTGGGGCTCTCCTTGCCATCCTGGCCCTGTCCTGCCTTCTTTGATGCCCAGGTCCAGGGCGAGGCGCTCGACCTCATCTTCAAGCTGCCTTCTCTGGGCCCTGAGATGATGCACTTGGTTGGCCAGGTACTCCATGGAGTCCGTCTGCACTTCGATGCGGCGGCGCAGGGCGGCGATGTACTCCCGGGTCTCCAGGCAGTCGATGGGGCGTGGGGGGTTTTCTGTGGAAAATTCAGCGGGTCTCATAGTCAGCTCCTTTTGCTGCGAAGTTCTCTGTCCCTGGCCAGGGCCAGCATGAGGCGGTTGGGGTATTTGTTGGTGGACATGGCGCGGCTGATGTAAATCTCCACGGTCCGCGGCGAGATATCCAGTTTACGGGCCACGAGGTCGGTCTGTCCAAGCTCGCAGATGGCGTTGAGGATTTGCTCCTCGCGCGGGGACAGGATCAATTTTTTCGGCATCTCAGTTTTCCTTGTGTGCTTTGTCTGCTTTGTTTGGGCAGTCCCGACCTTGTTCGCAGTCGTTGTTGCAGGGCGGGCAGGGTGGGTAGTCGGGCAGGAAGTCGTCGCGCGGTCCGTGGTCCTGTTCCCAGTCGGCGTGGAACGCCCACAGGATGACCAGGATCACCGGCACGAGGGCCAGGGCCCCCATTATTTCGGGGCTTGTCATGTCTGCCCCCATGCCTTAGTTGCTTCTTCACGCAGTTGGGAAATCAGCTTTTCAACCTCACCCCAGTTGCGTAGGTACTGCTGATAAAACGGATCGGCATCTTGTCCAAAACCCACAACAGGTGGATCAACAGGGCCTATGTAGCCGCCAAGCCCATGAATTGCTTTCACAACATAAGCTTCATGCCCATAACCTCCGCTACGAATTTCTCGCAATTCTTTGTCGTAATATGCTTGTTGTTCAGGGGTCATGTCTTCTCCATTGCTTTTTTCAGGGCGGCTTCCTCTGCTTTGCGCCTCGCCAGCCACTTCCCATGAGAGACTTTCAGGTAGCGGCGTCTGCTTGTGTCGAACCTGCTGCTTTTAGGCTCGATGTCGGGGGGCGGCTCCAGCAGGGCGGTGCGAATTTGCTCTGCGTCCGCGCCGATCAGTCGGGCGTAGTCCTCAAACGCAGAGGTCTTGCTGAACAGCCAGTCAATGGCGGCGAAGTTCTCGGCGCCGGTTGCCTGCCTGCTGGAAGCGTCCTCAATGGCCTGGGCAATGACCGCGGCCAACAGGCGCGCGCAGGCCACTGTCTGCGGATGCGCGGAGGGGTTGGATGAAATAAAGTCGATCATGTGTTGTTCTCCTTGAGTTTGGCTTCCAATGCTTTGCCAAACTGCACTTGCCCCCAAGGCATTGGTGCGCCTCGGTGTTTCTTTACCATTTCAAAGTAAATTTGTTCAATTTGCGTATCCGTCAGCCCAACCCACTCCCGTTTGGTAGGTAAGTCATACTGGCGGGGGACATAGACCACCTTGTCAGGGTCTGCTGGGTGGGGCTTAAGCGGCATGTTGTTCTCCCTGAGCATCTTCTCAGCGTCATAGAGCAGATCGCGGTACTGGT